CCCCAACCGCATTACCAGCATCATTTACGCAATTCAGTCTTGTAAAAGAGCCTGACACACCTTTCAATGTACCTTCAAAAGTGCTGTCACCTGAAATGACCGCACCAGTAGCATAAAGTTTCCCTGCTATACTTACTTTATATGGTGCATCAGTCGGTGTTGTAGCTCCAATCCATAGCGGATAGTCGCCACCAACAAGCCCTGCCGCAACCGTTGTGTTGTCAGATTTCATAATCAAAAGCTGATTACCCTGCATAAATCGAAGAATAGCGTTTTGAGCCATGATAAGCGGAGTGTACACCGGTACCAAAGAATTAAACTTCTGCCAATAAGTTGTATTTGTTACTGGAATGGAATCACTGGACGTATGAGTTTTCAGACATTTATACGCGTTAAACGTATTGGCACCGGTAGTCACAATAGCAATATCCAAGTACCGGGTACCGGAAGTCAAAGCCTCGTCATTGCGATACTCTATGCCTTTAGCCCATTCGGATTGCCGGAGAATACAGCCCTGAAGCCCGTTTTTCCCCGGTTCCCCATTAGTACCGTCAATTCCATTTTTGGCCTTTCTTCGTATTAATATATGCCCTTGTGCCTCCATACCGGATTACTTCAATTTTGCCAATACTTCTTTTGCGATCTCTTTAGCCTTGATACGATAGTTCTGATAATCAGTATATTCTTTCAGATACTCGGCACGCTTATCTTCGTCAAGTTCCGAAGTTGTATCACGTGCCATTTCCAAATTGGCAAAAATGGCATCACGTTTGTTTGCATCATAACGTTCCATGATAATGGCGCTTACAATGCTGTCATAATCATGTTCCCCTTCAACATCCACATTTTCACAGACATACTGGTCTTCAACCACCACATCTTCCGAACCGGCCTTTTGAACAGCTTCTCTTCTCTCAAAGTCAAAGTAAATGCGTAGCAACGCACCTTCAAGTACAAATTCAATACCAGTCGGCAGTTCTCCTACAAGAGTTCCATAACTTTTCATAAATTACCTCCATTTTTATAATTATTCTTCAAAATAATAAGCACTCTTCCCGTCACCTAACGAACGCCGCTTGACAATCACATTTTCCACTGGAAAAATCTTTTGACCGTTATTCTCCGCTTCGCGAGCCTGATCCAACACATCTTTCAGGTTGTAACAGTTCGTTATGAATTTGCTACGTTGTCCGTTCTGTTCAAAAAGAACACAATATCTTCCTTCACCTTGCTTTGTCTTCACATTCGTTTCAAAGTCCACTACTGTTATAGGGACATTGAGAATATCCATCAATCTTGTTTCTTTTACATCGAAGAACTTCTTTCCATCCTTCGTTCTACCACTCTGTTTGATACCTTTATCTGCAAAACTCATATCATTATTTGTTATTGTTCTCCATAAATTCTTACAATCTCCCCACTTACACCAGCCCCAGTATGAAGCTCGTATCTCGCGGTTACGTTTCCGGCTTTTTATTCGTTTCACCTTTCGGGCAAAGTCCTTTTTCATATTTTTACGCATCCGAACATTATCTTTCGTGAAGCAATAGCCCAAAAAGTTAATCCTTCTTCCTCTTACTACGTTTTCGCTTTCTATGCTTTTTGTTCCCATTTTTTGTTTCTGTTCCTATCGGAGCAATACAACTGTTTGCTTTGACTACCAACCCGACTTTTGCACTTTCCCGTTCATACGCACGAATGAGAAATAATGCTTCTGCCTTAGAACGAGCCAGCATAACATTATCATCGCAATATCTATGCAGGCATTTGACATGATATTTCTCCTTCATTGTATGATCTATCCGACTTGCCGCAAAATTGCCGATAGGTTGACTTGTAAATGCTCCAATTGGAACACCTCTTCTTCCGTTCAACTTCATTCTCCAATACGTCAACTAACTCTGTTCCGCTGTCATACGATAAAACAGCTATCTCAATCAGTTTAATAAATCGTTCATCTTTAAATTTCCTTCTCAATGCAGCAACAATAAGCTCATGAAGAATACTTTGATAAAACTTTTTAAAATCAGTTTTTACGAACCATTTGCATTCCGGGTACCGGCGAAGGAAACTTTTCATTCTCCTTACTCCAAAATGAAGTCCTTTTCCCTTAATACATGCACTCGTATCATAAATCAGACTTTTATAAATATCTTCTCCAATCACCCTCATAATCGCATGATGCAATATACGCCACGGGAAATATTTCTGTTTGACAATATCTCGGACTTTTCCAGCATCACTTCTTACCTTCATCACGCTATAATCCGGTGCCGGAAAATCCAATGTCAGAATCATCAACTGCAAAGCTCGGAGGTCTTCTTCTGGGTGAAGATTATGCCGCCTGATAAAACGATTTTTCTTAACCTTCCCATCTTGTGCCTCTCTGTCCGCTTCACGCAAATTGTTTATTTCTGCAATACGTTCAAGAATATATCCGACTCTTTTAGGTTTCTTTCCACCGCTTGCTTCTATCCGTCTATCGTCAGCCTCTATCCTTTCCGCTATAATTCTATCAATTTCATCATGTGACAGATTTCTCCAATCAATATCATTTCTTCCAATATTCACTGTTGCTTTGTTTTAAAATTTACACCATACTTCCAATTTTGTCTTGTTCAGACTATTTTAATTATTCCGATAACTGCAAGCTGTTTCTACTTGCTTGAATAATTCGCCCGGAGCTTTCGAGAACCAACCTACTAACACCGCTTGTTGCCTTCCGCAAATTGGGCAACCTTTCCGCATTCTTGATTTTCTGACATCGTAACCAATTGATTACTACGTTGCAACGATATAAATCCTGCAAGGTCATGGCTCGGAGAACTCGCAGATCACTCTACGATAAATAAGTATGGCGAGAGCCGATATTCGCATTCGAGTTCGACCAATCGTTATTCGAGTTCGCATAAGCGAGGCCGCAATTCGCACCGTTATTCGCATTACCGCCCCAAAGAACCAGCTCTTGTTCCCCTCTACCAACCGTCCACGCCTTTCGGCTTTCGTCCCGTTATCCGTAGCCGTAAAACGAGAAGGTGGACGGGTTTTAATTAATTGAAATTCAAAGAACTAATATTTCAAAATCTATCATGCAGCCATCAAAGATGCACCGCTAACAAATGTTAAATCTCCAAAATACGCAAGGCGAGAGCCGAAATTCGCAGACGAGTACGACCAAGCGTTATTCGAGGACGCATAAGCGAGGCCGCAAGAAGCACCGTGAAGCGCATAACCGCCCCAAAGAACCAGCTGCCCAGTAGTGTTTGCCCATGAATAATCAGCCCAATAAGAAGTGCTATTTCCACCAATCTTTTTCGGGAAAATATCAAAATGCTCCCCAAGAATTATTTCCTGCACTTGACCGGAAACTGTCTGCCGGGTAGCTTGTCTGTATTCACCATTTGGATGCGCAGCTAATTCAGCAGTAGTTGGTAAACGGTTTCCCTTATAAATGAAAATCTCAGTTCCACTTTGAGCACTATTGTTGGAACTACCACAAAATACTCCTTGCAGAAATTCCCATTGCCACCCATAAGGATCTTCTATACCCATCATGTTCACCCGTGAGCAATCCACCCCAGTATTACTTCCATTCACCACAGAAATAGCAATTTTACCCCAGTTGTCACCGAGACTTTTTGTTGCACCAGTTTTCAAAGCTGCCGCAGCAGCCCACAAATCTTTACTGGAGCTACCACCTACACCATAACCGAGTTTGGCTTGAATATTGGTATCTCCATATTGGGACAGTCCCAACATCATAATAAGTTTTCGCTGATCGTAATCAGTCAGCCCCCATTCCTTACCATTTACTTGTGCAGCAGTCCAAAATGCGTTGATCGTCTTGCTGCCTGCCGGTGCAACTCCTGAACGTGAGACAAGTGCACTACCTGACATGGAGCCTTTATATGCCCCGATACAATTATACATTCCACCGTTTGCCCCACCGATAAACTCACCGCCAATAGGTAGCATGGAGAGCCATAAGATCGGTACACCACTTACACTGTCAGTCTGTACACGATAATACAAACGCGGCCCTATCCACATCACATGCCCTTTGGTTTCATCTACCGTAGTACCATCGGCAAACACCGCACTATTGGTAGGGGATAATTTTGCCGCCCTTCCATCATTCGTTACAAGATAACGGCCACAATACAACTTGTATTCTGTCCATGCGGCTGTATTACCTATCACACCATAGTTTGTGCTACTTTGGATTGATTGTTTGATTGGAATCCCCCAAGCCACTTGCCTCAACATTTGTTCGTCACCATTATTGATAGCATTCATGAAGTTTTCTATGGTAATGCGTCTAACACTACCACCAACTTCCACCAGCACTGTATTGGAGCGTAGAATGGAAGTTACCAATGTTTCATTTCCTAATCCTTTAGTTGCCATAATATTATTTTGTTTTTTATGTTAATTAAAATGACACTCTGCCAAAACATCAACATCATATTGAGTCCCGTTTCTGTCGGTTTCCGTTGTTGTTACAGATATGGAATTTGTCGTAGAATGTTTCAAACTCTTCCAGTTTTCCTTATCCATCACATCCATAGTCCATGATGCGGAAGTGGGAGTATAAGTTAATCCAGTTGTCATATTTACAATCTTGGCACTTACTGTAACGGGCTGGCCGGTATCAACCTCTTTGTTGGAAGAAGTTATATAACACACAATCTGAAATTCATCTGCCGTGTCAACAATGCGTACCCCGGCACGTGCTATCGGTTGTGAAGCACCTGAAGACTGATAAACTTCCGCTATGAACAACTGGGTACCATCCACATCACCACGGGTAACAGTTATACTCTTTTGCCCGTTCTTATCAGCCCAAGCCGTCGTGTCCTTATACCATTTTATATAGTAATCGGTAATGGCATTGGCACCGGCATATAGCTTGGTAGTCAGAGTACAACTTGTTACTTTACTTGTTAGCTGCTCGGTACTTGCAAGAATAGCAAGATAATAAGAACTGGCTCCCATGTTCTGAATGGCAATAGGTAGCTCACCAGTCAAATTATATTCAACACCTGCCGTAGAAGCGACACACGAATAAGTCAATGTATCTCCTGCAACATTCGTTTTACTCGCCAAGTTTCCGATAATTTTAATGGCGCCGGTACCAGTATTCAAAGAAAATTTACCCGTACTGTCTTTTTTCCAACCTCCACTTTCAGCACCATTAAAATTTAAAGCCACCCCGTTGTAAGTCCAACTATGGCCTGACAAACTGACTGCTAACCCACGCGCCGAAGTTACTTTAGGTGTCCGTATCGGCTGATTTGCGGCCACACTCCAATCAGGAGAGACAGCCCCACTTTCTTCATCTACGGCCTGAAACAATGGAATGCCATTGTTTTCAAAAGTCAGCATAAGGCTGTCATTGGAGCGAAGGCGTTTGATCGTAATGCTATTTTGGGCACTATAATTTTCTGCCATATTCCCAACCTCCTTCCGATATAATTTGATTTATGCTTGTATTAGTGTAAACAATACCGTCCAACAACAGTATTCTATCTTCCAACCCTCCATCAAGAGAGGATAAACACATTACTTCCTTCTCATTCAAGATTATGGACTCTTCTTTTACCAAGTGCCCCAATAACAGCACCCCGGCATCCAAAGCCTTTTCCTTATTTGCTACAACATACCTCATATCAATTATTTATATATATGTTCCCGTTACTGTCCGTATATTCATTTGTCCCATCTGTCAATACAGAGAAAGCCTTTTTTTGCTCGGCCTTAATGTACACATCCAACCAATCATCAAGATAGGTTTCGCCAATACCGGTTCCATCCAACATTATCACTGTTTTTTCCCCTTCCTGCCACTGTACCCCAGTCTTGTTTGCACTATCCGTAAACCATACCATGCGGATAATCGGTGCCGGTATCGGTACAATTTCGCCATTCCACTGTACCATCGCTACATTTCTATGCAAAATTTCGTCAGGATTGATGGAAGCCTGACTTGCCGGTATGCACGTAAATTTGGGATAAACACGATTGATGGAAAATTGCTGTCTTGCAACCTCTTTTCCACCGACTTTCGCCAACAGCAAGTAATCACCTTTCTCAATCAAACGCAAATCCATTGTCAGTCCGGTTAAAGACAAAGCCACAATTTCGTGATTTGCAGTAGTCAGCCTCGTTTGACTGGATATGCTGTTTACCTGATAAAGTTCAATCGTATATCCGGTAGTTATTTTATTCACTCCCTTTGTTACCATAAGTGGAATGGTGCGCTCGTATGAATTTTCATCCAAAGCCGCATTCTTATTGGCCGTAGATGCGGAAATCAATTTGTTGGCTACCTTGTAATCATACAACAAGAGTTTGTCAAGAAATGGATTGTACTGGATTATCTGACTGTCCCCGATAGACAAACCGTATGTGTCTTCACTCTTATCTACCGTTGTCAACATTATGGAGTCAGTTTTTACGGGAATATTCACCCCCAGCCGGGTATCAGCTATTACACCTTCAAAATGTAACTCAAAACTTTCACCCGGAGCCACATTTCTACTTATGGTAATGGCGCCGCGTGTATCTCCAACCGTATCTATACTGTATTTCCCATTCCAAGAACTGATTGCAGAAAGATTTTTTCCATTAACAAACCAGTTCATTTCTGCCAATAAGGAATTGACATAAGGCATATCCCAACTACCGTCAGCGGCATTCGCTATGACTTCCGGTAAAATCACCAGCGGAGTAACTCCACGGTCAGGATCATATTCATTTGCCACCGGATTATAGACCTGATTAGCCGGACTGTTCGGTGTCATTATTTTCAAGCTTACTGCAATGGTAAGCGGTTGAAACTCTTTCCTGATTCTTTTCTTTTCACTCTCTATCATATTGTCACAATTGCTTCTACTGATGCAACATCGTTCGTTGCCGTTATGGTAAACAAGGTACTTGCTATCGTTACTGAATTATTTCCTAAATCACTAATTTCCTTTGTGTTATATATCGTTATTGAACCGTTGAAATCTTTATGCTTGATATTCCAAGCCTCATCATCGGCAGTATCTCCACTATCCCTTCGGATAGTCCATTGTCTAACTGTGTCAGTAATATCCTCCCAACCTTTGAAGACCTTGCAGGTAATTTCCATTGATTCACCATAAGCAAGAAAATTATCACCCTGTGTATCAATCTCAATGCGTACCGGTGCATCTATCTGTAACTGTTCGATTGTACCAGTCATATAAATGTTGTTCAGATAAGCGGAATAACCGGTCATATTCAATCCAAAGATGTTGAGATTGCTCAAATCTCCATCCTGCATTGCGATCATGCTCTTTGTAAACTCCCAGTCATTTACACCCACCAAGAAACGGCGGTATGTCCTTGTCTCATAAGCGGAAGTCTGGCGTTCTTTGTTTGTAAAATTGCCATAAGCGACAAAATGCAAAGCCTCACACGGATGGAAAGAATATTGCCAACGGTCAGAAACACCACGAAGCACATAGCGGAACCGTTTGTTTGTCCCGGCATCCAATATTTCTGTAATACGAAAATAGATTGTACAGAAACCGGCAAACATACGGTTGCCACGGCTATCATC